AACTTTCATATTAAATCTAGAATTTGAATACTTAGTACTCAATTTTCGATTTAATCCTTTGTAAAGTTTAAAAACTACGTGGATTAAATTCAATGAAGAACTTAAGTAATTTCTTTTGATTTTATAAAAATCATAAAGATTTACCATAACAATAAAAGGATTATCAATATTATTAATAATTCCGGATATTGGTATACCAGTAATTTCTTTTCCTTTACAAATTCATCTTTTGGCAAATTCATAAGTATCGTGAGATACATGTGTTTTTGCTTCAGATAAATCTACACCCAAATTCTTAATTCAAATTTTGTATAATCTTGCAATTTTATCGTTTTTAATAACGATATCATCACCAAGAATTATATAATCTTTAAAATTAGGAATTCCACTTAGGTGTGCACATCAGTGTACAACTAAATGGTGGGTTAGAGTAAAGGCAGCTCAGGAAGAATAAGCACCCATTGGTTGTCCAGTTTCGTATGAAACCATACTTCCATTTGGTGTTTTAAACTTTCTACCAGATAAAATTCCATATCAACCATCAGACAATTCTTTTGAAAACATATGTTCCAAAAGTCTTTTCTGAAGTTTTATTGGAAATCTATCTGTTGCTGATGAAAGATCTAGTGATCAATACTGATTTAAATCATTGTTTCATTTATTATATGGATCTTGAGTGTAAGTCCTATCTTGTGAAAAATTTTGAAGTTTATTCATAATTTTTTCATGAATAGGTTTTAAGAATAATTGTGTATAGTAGTCAACTATTGCAACTATTCTTAATTTACACTCTGGATCATATATAAATGATAATTTTCCTGTGATAAGATTAATATTACTATTTTTCAAATCTCAGGCAAATTTGTAACTTTGATTAAAATAATTAATTCCTTCCTCATCTGTAAGTTTGTATAAATTTTGAATGGTATAATATGGTAAACTACATATAGTGCTTAAAGCATTTAATGTTGTTTTTCCAATTGGACCAGCTTTATTTGATAGATAAATTTCTTTCTTATCAAATTTTGGCAATTCACAATTTAAATCAAACTTACTAACAAATTCTTTGATAAAACCTGAAGGTATGATCTTAATCATACCGGAAGGTTTTGTTATTGAATTATAGTCAGGAATTAATTTTTGTCTTTCTTTATTATTTAAAATAATAGACCTTGTTAAGGATAAAATAGTTAGTAAAAACTTTTTTTCCTCTAAAGTTCCATTACTTAAATTTTTAAGAAAAGCAAACACTATTGGTCACCCATCAGGGTCTATTCCTAATTTTATTTTATTATATAGTAAAGGATTACCACATATGTACCTCGTACAATGTAGTCGTCCTTGTTTGAAAAATTTAACAGTATGTATAATACCATTATTCTTTTCCATTCTATTAAATAATTTAAAATAAGGATTTAGATATTCTATAACATTAATATTTGGATATAAGA